TTCCTTTCTTATGCCGTTATAATGTCGCGTGAATAAATAACACTTCCGGCCGTGTATACTGCTTCGCATCCTGGATTTATAAAGATTTTCTTTTTTATGATACTTCCCAAAATTTCAAATGTCGCAAAGCATTTACTGCGCGCTATACATTTTGCCGGATATCTGCGATCTTTCATTGTGATATTTTCATGATATGTCTTTCCAACCTTGAAAACCGGCGGACGTGTATTAAACACTTTTTGATCGGGTTGACTTACTGACACACTGGGATCTTCATATATGGAAAATTCAAAAACTTCGTTTTTAATTTCTTTGCATGCGTTATAATAATAATTTATTGTTCTATCAGGATAGATATGCGCTACTGGTTTATAATCTCCGTGCTCTTCTTTTGTGCGGTCGCACACTCCTATTCCATTGCCTCTATGTGTGAACATTAAATCAAATTTTTTCGTTTCATTTTTTTTCATTGTTCCCGCTTCCTTTTTTATGGGAATTATATACTTGACACAACCAAATTTATATGTTATGTTGTTGTATACAATAAATAAAGGAGGTCAAGCATGAAAGAATTTAACAGCCTTTTTGAACTATTACAATACTTTACAGATGAAGAAAAATGTATCAAACATCTTGAAAAACTCCGCTGGCCCACAGGAATAATCTGTCCTTGTTGCGGTAATAGTGAAAAAATTTATCATATCAAGAGATCACACGCCTATAAATGCTCAAGCTGTAAAAAACAATTCTCCGTCAGAAAAGGCACAATATTTGAGGAAAGCAGATTACCGCTCAAAAAATGGTTTGCGGCGGCATGGTTGTTAACCTCGAATAGAAAAGGTATTCCAAGCACTCAATTAGCAAGGGAAATCGGAGTAACGCAAAAGACAGCATGGTTCATGTTGGGTCGGTTAAGGTCAGTTGCTCAAGCTATGGGACGGATGGGCGGCCCGATGAGTGGAACCGTTGAAATTGACGAGACTTATATCGGCGGAAAAGAAAGAAATAAGCATAAAAGTAAGAGACTTAATGCGGGCCGTGGTGGTGTTGGGAAACAAGCGGTTATTGGATGTCGAGAGCGGGGAAACAGGGTAAAAACAGAACTTATCAACAGGACAGACAAGCCTGAAATCCATAAGTTTATCATTGACAATGTTAACCAAAATTCTATACTTTATACAGACGATTTTAGATCATACAAAGGTCTCAAGGGGTATCATCACAAAAGCGTAAAACACTCGATAGGTGAGTATGTAAGAGGCCCTGTTCATACAAACGGTATTGAATCTTTTTGGTCTCTTTTAAAACGTGGTTATATCGGTGTTTTCCACCATTTTACAAGAAAACATCTACACCGCTATCTTGCTGAGTTTGAAGTAAGATGGAATATGTCAGATTGTAGTGAGTTTGAAAAATTTAATTCTGTATTAGAATACACCTCCGGTTGTCGATTGACATATAAGGGCTTAACGGCATGAAAAATTCTACCAATATAAAAATGTCGATGGATGAACTCCTGACAGCCGCCAGCCATACAGTACCACCCGAAATAATGGCCAAGTGGATTAATAAAATTCACTGTGGCGACTGTATCAAGGTTATGAATAAAATGCCTGTTGGCTCTATTGATCTAATAGTAACCAGTCCGCCATATAACCTCAGAAACAGCACAGGCAACGGCATGAAAGATGGTCGTGGCGGTAAATGGTCAAACGCAAAATTGATAAATGGTTATAAATCCCACAATGATAATATGCCGCACAATAAATATGTACAATGGCAAAGGGATTGCCTCACAGCAATGCTACGTGTCCTTAAAGATGATGGAGCAATTTTCTATAATCATAAATGGCGTGTTCAAGGTGGATTATTTCAAGATAGAAGTGATATTGTTGAGGGTTTTCCTGTACGTCAAATTATTATTTGGCAACGTAAAGGCGGAATCAATTTTAATCCTGGTTATTTCTTACCCACCTATGAAGTAATATATATGATATGCAAGCCAAACTTTAAACTGGCCCCTAAAGCTAATGCGATAGGTGATGTATGGTCTATCCCGCAGGAAAGCAAGAACCCGCACCCTGCGCCGTTTCCTGTTGAATTGGTACAAAGATGTATTCAGTCAACAAACGCACAAATAGTACTTGATCCCTTTATAGGATCGGGAACAACCGCCATAGCCGCCGAATCAGAGAGCCGTGATTGGATAGGGATAGATGTATCAAAAGACTATTGTAAAATGGCAAACGAAAGAATCAGGGCTACTAAACGACTACTCCGCAAAAAATAATATGGATATTCCAGCACCCCCGAAAAATAAAACAGAACTGTTTGCACGATTGATAGAAGTGGTGCGTCATAAAAAATATGTTATGCCTGAAAAGCGTTATTCAGGTACAGGCGCACCGGGTATATTTCTTGAAGATCTTTTGGGCCTTACCACAGGCAATAAAGACATTCCCGACTCTCTTGGATGGGAATTAAAGTATTACAATCCGAGAACAAATTTAATAACACTATTCCACAAAGAACCACAGCCGCAAGGTATCATGCGCTATATGGTTAGTAAGCATGGGTGGAAAGACAAACAAAAACGCCTTAGTTTCAGGCATACAATAGCCGCCAAGTCTGACAGATTCCGTATTTGTGGGGATGTAAATCAGGTAATTGTACGACCATTAAAGGGCAATGGCCCTGTACCATACTGGACACAAGACGACATATTAAGTGCGGTTGGCGGGAAGTTGAGGCGATTAGTACTTGTCAGGGGAAAACGACAGAAACAAGAAGTTACTTACGATAAAATCGTGTGTTATGAAAATATTTTACTCACAGACTTTATAGGTGAGATTTTAATGGGTACAATCAAAATAGACTTTGACGCACGGGAAGCAAAACCCGGGAGCAATGGCTTGCGAAATCATGGAACAAAGTTTCGTATTTCTCCCTATGATATTTGTCGAATATACTCAAAGAAACAACAATTAAGTTGACTCAAGTATATAATCCCCTTTTTTATGTTTGTTTTTCTTACCATTTGACTTCATTGTATAGCATTGTTAAACAATGTCAAGAGAAATAATACAATAAATGCAAAAAACTTGCATTTTATCATAAAATTCATTATTGTTTAACCATGGCACCTAAAAAATCAGCAAAGAAACCAGCTAAAAAACCTGCAAAGAAGGCAGTTTCCAAGAAGAAAGCCTCTAAAAAGAAAGCTCCAGTTAAAAGAACCAAGAAGGGAAAAAGGATCGGCCGGCCACCGATAAAGATAGACTGGAAAGTCTTTGAAAGTTTATGCGGGATATTCTGTACGCTGACAGAAATAGCGCATGTCCTGAAGTGTTCAGAAGATACAGTTGAGCGCCGGGTTAAGAGAAAATACAAAGAGAATTTTGCGGAGGTATTTAAAAGATTATCTTCCAGTGGTAACAGCAGCCTGCGTCGAGAGCAGATGAAGCAAGCTCTACGCGGGAATATAGCAATGTTAATCTGGCTTGGAAAGCAGCATCTTGGCCAGGCAGATAAACAGGCCCGGGGTGCCATGGGTAAAGACGGAGAATTGAAGGATCCGGAAAAGAAAGAAAAAATAACACCTGATATGTCAGATAAAGACGCAGAATATATTTATATAAAAACGATCAGGGATAGGAAGAAAAGAAAATGAAAACTTTTAATAAGATAGTGTTTTTTATATTTGTTCTATTCATGTCAATACATGGTAATTGCGAAACAGTTAAATCATTTGCCGCCTGGTTAAATGAATCAAAGGATGAGATACGCTTCCTGCAGGAGAACACTATTATTGCAAATACGCGTGAGCAGCTGGTGCATGCTTATAATAATATCACTCTCAAGGGTGGCACTTATAACCGGATGATTGTTCGAGGATATCCCGGGTGCGATACGTTAAAGGGATGGTCATATGCGCGTATTATTGAAATAAAAGAAGGAAGTAATGTTGTGAAAGTCCGGTATAAAAAGCCTTTTACCAGCATCATCGATGAGGCGTACGTTCATATCAATCAGGCGCCGTTGCTTAAAGATATGAAAAGCAATCTTGCAAAATAAATCCCATGCTGCATCAATCCGAAAATATTAACACCAATCCTCCTGCCTGGCCACCTCCCAGTTACAATGAAATCTTTGCAGAACGTGATGAAGAAATATTAAGTATTGAAAAAGAACCTGTTTTAATTCAGGGCATTAAATCTTTTTATAGCGATCCTGATAATATCATTGCCTTCATTGAGGACTGGGGTGTTACGATCGATCCCAGGAACGCCACCAGCACTAAGCCTGTAACAATGCCTTTTATACTGTTTGAACGTCAAAAGGAATTTATACGTTTTGTCATATCATGTCTGCAGGATCAAGAATGTGGGCTCACTGAAAAAAGCCGTGATATGGGAGCTACATGGCTTTGTGTGGCGATATCTGTATGGATATGGCTTTATATGCCTGGCGCATCAGTAGGATGGGGATCACGCAAAGAGCTCCTGGTTGATCGCATTGGTGATCTTGATTCTATCTTTGAAAAGATGCGTAGATACATTGAAATGTTGCCGCCTTTTTTACTTCCCGAGGGATTTGATTCAAAGAAACATACTGGATACATGAAGATTGTTAATCCTGAGAACGGCGCTTCTATTACCGGGGAAGCTGGTGATGAAATAGGAAGGGGTGGTCGAAAAGCTATTTTCTTTAAAGATGAGAGTAGTTTTTATGAGCATCCTGAAAGTATTGAGGCAGCATTGGGAGATAATACGCGTGTTCAGATTGACATATCATCCGTAAACAATACGGCCACTCTCTTCAATAGACGACGAAAGAGTGGAGAAATATGGACGCCTGATAAAGAAATTGATCCTGGTATGGTTCGAGTATTCATATTTGACTGGCGCGATCATCCGGCAAAAACACAGGAATGGTATGAGCGGAGGCGTGCAAAATATGAGCGGGAAGGATTATTACATATATTCGCACGGGAGGTTGACCGGGACGCATCGGCATCCACTGAGAATATATTAATACCTGCCATATGGGTTAACGCTGCAATCGATGCCCATAAACATTTTGAAGGATGGGATGAGAATGAAGGACGATCATCTGCCGGTCTTGATGTTGCTGATGAAGGTGGTGATCAAAATAGTTATGCTGAAGAAAAATCAAATATACTCCGCTATCTTGAATCTTGGAGTTATGGTGATACCGGTGAAACAACCAGGAAAGTAGTAGCCATTGCCAGAATTAGAGGATGTAAAAAAATATATTATGATAGTATCGGTGTAGGATCCGGCGTTAAATCCGAATCAAATCGGCTTGTTGATGCAGGAGTTTTAAAGCCAAATGAAATTGTTTTTATCAAATGGAATGCCGGCGCCGGTGTGCTGGATCCTGATGAGCCTATTTTTGAGGATGAGGATGAGGATGAAAACGTTGCGCTTAATAAAGACTTTTATGAAAACCTGAACGCGCAGGCTGCATGGAATCTTCGGCTAAAGTTTGAAAGAACATATCAGGCTGTTGTTAAAAATATTAAGCATGATATTGATGATTTGATTAGTATTTCATCGGATATTGATGAACTGGAAGAGCTTAAAGAAGAACTGTCTCAGCCGACATATAAACATAATCCACGAACAGGTAAAATAATGCTTAATAAAAAGCCGGATGGATCCAAGTCACCGAATCGGTTTGATGCTGTTAAACAGGTTTTCTGGCCAATTACGGAGGAAAAAGTGTTTATATGATAAAAATACTTGTTTTCTTTTTTTATATGTGTTAGCGCATTTTTAAATGTAAAAGTACTCTGGAATGTTGACGGACATTTTCAGAACTGATTTTAAAAGGGAATTTCGGGCGCATCCTGCCGGACTTCCCTTTTCTATTTTTTTGCCTATGATAACTATTATTACATGGGAGGTCCTTTAGATGGAAACCAAATATATTAAGGAATTAGTTACCACAAAAGCCGTTACGGATGAATACGGCGAACCAATCAAACTGCACAGTAGGCCGTTTGATTTTTTATTTTTTGGGGATGGAGTTGCCACCGTTGCAATTCAAAAATCTATTGAAGATCCGGCCGCTGAAGGCTTTGATGAAGACAATTGGAGAATCATCCAGGAGTATGACTGGGATGGTGATGAAGACCGTATGGGAGATCAGCCTGGTGAAGAGCCTGTCATTGCTTGGTATCGGGCTGGCTTGAGTGCCTATACCTCCGGAAGTGTTACCATGGTATTCAGACAATTTCGCCAAGGAGTTAGTGGCGATTAATAACTACTGATTAAGAGGGGGGATAAAATGGCAAGCCCTATTTTTAGTAAGATTTTTAAAATTCTTTCAATCCCAATGTCATGGATAGGTATTCCGAACGGAGTGGCCAGTCTTGATGAAACAGGAAAGGTCCCGGTTGATCAGCTTCCCATGGATGGATGTCTGACATACAAAGGAACATGGAACGCCAGTACAAACACTCCAACTCTAAGCAATGGCGGCGGCGGCGGCGTTCAATGCGATTATTATGTTGTCAGTGTTGCAGGTACCACGTCCCTTGATGGAATATCTGACTGGGAAATTGGTGACTGGGTAATCAATAACGGAAGTGCATGGCAAAAGATTGATAATACTGATCTTGTTCAATCAGTCAACGGGAAAACCGGGACGGTAGTAATTTATCCAGCAGACCTTGAAATTCAAAATTTAGGAACACCCACATATGACAATTTACATCAGTTTATAAATTTAATTTCAAGTGCCGGGTCGGAATGTGACAATGCTATTACTGATGCAGGAAGTGCTGAAATTGATGTTGCCGCAGGTTCTGGATTTATTCGATCTACTGATGCATGTGAGGGTGAATTATTCTCATTTGATTGGGCAGCTTCAAGCGGAATAGCAATTCCTACTGATACCACTCGATTTGTTGGAATTGAATATAATGCAGGTTCTCCCCAGGTTGTAGTTAGAACCACAAATGATTTTAATGGACATGATGAATTTTTACTCGGGTCAGTAGTTAATGAAGGCGATACATTACATATAAAAAATACTCCTTCTGTTGCTTTTGATGCAATAAGGCAAATCATTCACAGGTTTTATGAAACAGAGCCTTTAAAAAGAGCGGAAAGATTAGGCGGTTTAATTGCTTCTGGCACCGGCACAAGAAATATTGCAGTAAGTGCTGGAGAACTTTATGACGCATTGAATGAGTATGTTATAAGCGCGATTGATACTTCCGGGCCAGATACTTTCGATTATTATTACGGATCATTCACAAAGGTTGCAAGTCAATCACAATGGGACAATCTGCAATATGATAATGCAGGAGTGCTGACCACCATGACAAACAATAGATGGTCAGTAAATTGGATATACATTGAAACAGACGGTGCTTTAGTTCTTATTTATGGAGATGATGAGTATGTATCTAAAGCAGGGGCAGAAGCTGCTCCTATTCCTTCTTCTGTACCTGCGAGACTGGTAGAACACGGAAAACTAATAGGTCGCTTGGTATTTCAGAAAAGTGCTGCTACTGCTGACTTCGAATCTGCTTTTGCAACAACATTTACACCGTCTCAAGCTACGGATCATAATAATCTTGCCGGATTGCAGGGTGGAACGGTAAATGAATATCAGCATTTAACAACTGCAGAGCTTGCGAGAGTAACAGGCCTTGTAATTAACGCACAGACAGGCACATCATATACACTCGTTAATGCAGATAAAGGAAAACTGGTTACTCTTAACAATGCATCAGATATTGATTTAGATGTTGATACCGGGCTTGATTCTGACTTCTGGTGCGTCATTATGCAAAAGGGCGCGGGCCAGGTAACAATCGCAGGTACTGCAACTATCCACAATGCTGATAATGCCGATAAGACCGAAAAGCAATGGGCGAAAGCTTCTATTGAACATTTGGGCAGTGATGTTTTTGTAACCGATGGAAGGTTAGTATCATAATGAAAGCAGGGATGCCAAAAGTAGGTACTTATAGCGAAGTTTGGCAGGATATGCCGGAGCTTTGGATGTTGGATGAAGTAAGCGGGAACGCAATAGGCTCAAGAAACGGTTATATCTTAACACCCACGGGAGTGACGCAAGGCATTACAGGCGTAATCAATAAGGCAATGGATTTTGATGGTATTAACGATTATGCAGCTAATGTCGACACAGCCTTTACAAATTTGCTGCAGGGATTATCATCATGGACTCTTTCGTTTTGGACTGCTTCAAGTTATTCGGTTGCTGATTATGGT